CTGTGTGTCGCGCACCTCGATTTCTCGCATGATTACGCACACTTGCAAATAATTATGCAATTTGACCAACCACTGCATCCCTGCTAGGGTGGGTCTGTGCCGCTCTTGAACCAATCCCAGGCCGCGCTGCTCTCCGGGACGCACCAGACATCGATCTCCCGCGCCCTCAAGATCGGCAACCTCGAGTGGGCGACGAACGAGGATGGCGACCGCGGCATCGATAGCGAGTCCCCGCTTTTCATCGCGTTCGTCGCCAACGTGAAAGCGTCGGGCCCGAGACGTGGCCCGGGCAGGCCAAAGAAATCGAGGCTGGCGCCGTCCCCAAGGCCCCCCAACCACGCGACAGGCGCAGCCGAGGCGCCGGCGGGAGCCCCTCCGCAGCGCCCAACACCCGCCCAGCCGATACGCAGAATGCGCTCCGACTCTCGGGATCTCGATCGAGTGGGGGCCCGAGAGGAAGAAATCGTCCTCAAGAACAAACTTCTCCGCACCAAGCTACAGCGGGAGCGCGCCGCCGTCTGGCGCGCCGCCCGGCAGACCGCAACCACCGCGGCGGTCCGGGATGCGTTCGGGCGCCTGTCCGCGACGATCGAGGAGAATTTTCGATCGTTCGCCGACCGTCACGCGGACGCGCTGGTGGCGATGTCCGCGGCCGGCGCCGGCAGACCAGAGATCGCCGACTACCTCGAGACCGAGATCGGCAAGGCGATGTCCGCTGTTGTGTCTCAGTGTTCCACCGCGTCCGAGTCGCTCGCGATGGAGGCCGACGATGGCCTCGATTGACGACGAGTATTTTTCCGAGACCGACACCGACCCGGACGCAGCAGACGACGCGATAGCCGAGCTCCGCGACCGCGTGCGGACGGCGACGGTCAACACGCTGCGGTCCGCGTTCGCATCGATCTGGCAACCCCGCCCCACGATCACGGTGTCCCAGTACGCCGAGGCCAGGCGGGTGCTGCCCCCCGGCACCCCGTTCCCCGGGCCGTGGAGCAACGCCCGCACGCCGTACCTGGTGGAGCCCATGGATGCGATGTCGCCGAGCAGCCCGGTCCAGCGGGTGGTGATCGTCAAGGGTGCCCAGCTGGGTTTCACGGCCGCCGCGGAGAACGTGACGGCGTTCTGGATGGACGCGAGCCCGGCCGAGATCCTGTTCGTGTCCGCCACTGAGGAGCTGCTGCGAAAGTGGGTGACGAAGAGGCTCGAGCCCACGATCGACTCGTGCGGTTTCCGCCGCAAGATTTCCGCCCAGAACGAGGTCCAGCAGCGCCGCCGATCCGGAGACCGGGTGTTCACCAAGGAGTTTCCCGGCGGCACCCTGGACATGGCGTCGGCCCAGGCCGCGGCCTCGCTCCGCGCCGACAGCAAGCGCGTGCTGATCCGTGACGAGATCGACGGGGCCCCGGCCGCGCTCAAGACGGGCGAGGGCTCGTGGTTGGACGTGTCGTATGTGCGGACCAACGCCTGGGGACAGCGGCGCAAGGTGTTGGACTTCAGCACCCCCACCACGTTCGACGACTCCTCAATCTGGCCCGAGTACCTCCGTGGGGACTGCCGCAAATTCGCGGTGCCGTGCCCTCTGTGCGGGGGGTACCAGTTCCTGGTGTGGGACGGTGGCAAGGACGGCCCGGGGATCAAGTGGAAGTTGGGAGACGCCGGCCGAGTGGTGGACGCCTGGTACCAGTGCGAGCACTGCCGTGGAGAGATCCGAAACCACGACAAGGCCCGCATGCTGCCCCTGGGGGAGTGGCGCACCACGGCCGTGTCGGAGTCGGAGACCCTGCGGAGCTACCATCTGAGCTCGCTGTACAGCCCGGTGGGCATGCTGGACTGGCGCGAGATCGTGGAAGCGTACCTGCGTGCCCAGCAGCAGATCGACGGCATGCGGTCGTTCGTGAACCTGTACCTGGGCGAGCCGTACCGGGAGCAGGGGCAACGTCCCAACGTGGAACGAGTGGTAAACCTCCGCAGCGGGTACCGGGCTGGAACGATCCCCAGCGACGACGTGCTGTTCCTGACCATGGCCGCGGACGTTCAGCAGGGATCCGCTCGAGACCCCGAGCACAACCCGCCACGGATCGAGGTGGAGGTGTGTGGCCACGGGGCGGGGTACCGCACGTGGTCGATCCAGTACTTCCGGATCCCCGGGCGGATCGACAACCCGTTTGCCGGTGCGTGGGCGGAGCTTAACCAGATGGCTTTGGACGGAGCGTTCAAGTTCACCCGTGGCGACGGTCGGGTGTTCACGCCCATGATCACGCTGGTCGACTCGGGCGACGGGACCAACATCGACACGGTGTATCAGTTTGCTAGTGGGTGGAAATCCACCTTCGCCTGTGCCGGCGTGGACGCCTTGAAGCGCAAGAAAGACAAAGGCGCCGACGACGAGCGGCCCGACGAAAAGGGCAGGGCCAACATCGACCGATACCGTGTGACTCGCCAGCAGCACGACACCCCTGTGGTGCTGATATCTACCAATCATTACAAACACCTGGTTTACCGGTCGCTTGGCATCCGGGCCTCCGACGCGGCGGACCCGCCCCCCGGGTTCTGTTCGTTCCCCCAGGACTATCCGCACTCGTATTTTGAGATGCTGACGGCCGAGGAGAAAAGGACGGACGGAAGTTTTTACTGTCCCAGCGGGCGACGCAACGAGGCCCTGGACGTGCGGGTGTACAACCTGGCCGCCCGTGATTTCTACCTCGATTCCAAGATCGCCGAGCTGCGGGAGGTGTACCAAAAGCGCGGAATGGCCAAGGCCCAACTGCTGGAGATTCGGTCGCCGGCAGTGCTCAAGATGCTGGCCGAGGCTACACGCCCCGCGGTGCGCCGCGCGGGCTGACCGCTGAAATTGACAGACCGCCCCCTGTGGGGCAGAATCGGAGCCGAGATGTCCTATCTCTCGACAGCCACCCGCACCCGCCTGCTGGCCCAGCTCGCCAACCTGGAGACCCAGATCGAGAACGCCAACGCGGCGCTGACCTCGACGACCACCCAGGAGATCGAGAGCTACACGCTGAACACGGGTGAGGGATCCCAGTCGGCCAAGCGGTGGGACGGGATGAAGCTGGAGCAGTTGATCCGGCGGCTGGGGCGACGTGCCGAGCACATCCGCCAGCGGCTGGCAGGGCTTGGTGTGACGAACATGAACGTCCGACGGAAGGACAGTCTGTAGTGACAGCACTGGCGAAATTGCGAGAATGGTTCGGGGGGACCGCTCGAGCCGCTGGCTATCCTGCCATCGGCCGCGCCGTTGCCACACGGTTCAGCGCCGGCAGCTACTACGATTTTGCCCGTGGCGGAGGTGGGTACTACCACGACGGCAGCAAGTGGGCCCACGGCCTGGGGTCCACGGGGCGAGCCCCGATCTTGAACCACGCCGCCATCCGGGCCAACGCCCGCAGCGCGGTCCACGACAGCCCCACCGCCAGGGCGATTATCGATCGATACGAGCAGACCGTGGTGGACACGGGTGTGCGGGTGGAGTGCACGCCCGACGCCGACCTGCTCGGGATCACCCAGGAGCGAGCGGCGGAATGGGCCCGGGACGTGGAGACCCGGTTCCACCTGTGGGCCTCGTCCCAGCTCGCCACCGCGTCCCAGGACATGACGTTCTACCAGGCGCAGCGGTTTTCGATGCGTGCCAGGAAGCGTGACGGGGAATACTTCGTGCGGCTGTACTACGACAGCCGGCGCGACCTGTTGAACCCGCTGCGGATCGGGTTCATCGACCCAAACCAGATCCGAGGTGACGCGCTGACGTTCACCTCGTGGCCTCAGACGTGCGGCGACGGGATCGAGCGGGACGGCCGTGGACGGGAGATCGCGTACAACGTGACCGTGACCAACCCAGACGGTACCGCGAAACCTGAACGGATCACCGCGGCATCCCCTCGCACTGGGTTGCCCCTGATGCTCCATGGGTTCGCCCCGGAGTACGCCGGCCAGTCCCGGGGTTTCTCGCCGCTGGCCCATGCGATCCATGAGTTCGAGCTGCTCACCGACTTCACCGAGGCCCAGATCAAGAAAGCGATCCTGCAGTCGTCGATCAGCATGGTGGCGGAACCGAACGACGATGGGCCAGCACTCAACCCGTTCTCGGACATGGGCAGCGGCCCCTCGTCCGCGTTCGAGGCGCCCGTGGAGCCCGGGGTGACCACGGACGCGCTGTCCGGTGGTCAGCTCAACTACAGCGAGATCAACGACGTGAACATGCGTCCCGGCGGCGTGGGGGTGTTCAACCTGGAGTCGGGCAAGCTGGTGCCATTCGGCAACACCGCACCCAGCGAGTCGTTCGGCACGTTCGTGGACGCGTTCGTCGGCCACCTGGCCGCGTCCGTGAACATGCCACCAGAGATCCTGTCTCTGAAATTCTCGTCGAATTACTCGGCCAGTCGGGCGGCCCTGATCCTTTTCTGGCGCACGGCGTGCGTGGAGCGAGACGAGGAGGCCAGCGATTTTTACAACCCCGTGTTCCGCGCCTGGCTGGCCGGCGAGATCGGGTCGGGCCGGATCTCCGCCCCCGGATGGAGCGACCCCCGGCTGCGCGCGGCGTGGTGCTCGTGTTCGTGGAACGGGCCCCCCATGCCGAACATCGACCCCGCCAAGACGGCCCGGGCGGATATGGCCTACGTCCAGATCGGAGCTCAGACGTTGGACAACGTGGCCAGGAATTTCAACGGTTCGAGCGGCGCGGCCAACCGTGCTAAGAATACGATCCAGATCCCCCAATTGACCCCGGTCCCGTGGGCCGGTAGCGGGTCATCGGAAAGATCACCAAAAGGCGAAGGCGAGAACAGCGCCGGAGAAGTCGAAGAGGAGTAGCGCCAGACGCGGCGCCGAAGAGACCGAAAAGGAACGACCGCCCGACGCGGCGCCGAAGAGGAGTAGATCATGGCCAATCCCGCAATCGTACCGTGCGCAGTCGGAGCGTGGACGCTCGTTGCCGCCGCCGTGTCGTCCGCCCGGGTGTACGTCCAGGGTGTGACCGGCGGCCCTCCGCCTAGTCAGTTCCGCCTGACGTACCGGCAGACCGGAGCCGCCGCACCGACGGCCGCGGACGCCGGTGTGCTGATCCCGATCTCGGATCGGGACGGTGCCCTTCCATCGTACAGGGCCGAGCACTCCGAACCCGTGGACCTGTACGTGTGGCCCGTGGGCGCGCCCGGCCAGGCGATCGTTCACCAACCCATGGGGGGACTTCCGGCGGA